GTGAGCCTTCCATCATCGACTGATTGAGTAGTACCTTACCTTCTGCTTCTGCAGATAGCTGAGACATATAGAACATAGCACATTGATGTTCTTTAGCAATCTGTCTAGCGTGTATTGCATTAGCCTTCAGAGCCTCATCAGGGCGGGCGAAGCCACCAGACGTAGCAAACTTGTCTCCCATGTCCAGAAGCACTACATCGGGCTTGTATGCCTTACAAATGGATTCCACCCAGTTCATGTCACGACCTGTTGCATCCTTAATCTTGATGCGGTTTTTCACAGGCTCATACAACGTACGTGCTTTTGCAGGGTCTTGCTTAATCTCCTGCATAGTCATACCTGTTGCCGCTGTCAGGTAACGTGCGCCGACACGGTGATAACCTTCCTCATTACATAAGATAATGCAGTTAGCACCTTGATGTGCAAAACCGCCTGGGGCAGCAATCAGTGATGCGTGAAAGGATGTCTTTCCCGTGTTAGGCCGTGCGCCTACCTCAATCAAATGCCCAGCGTTAACGCCCTCAACCTTACGTGTTAGCGTTGATACGTTAAATGTCCAACGTGCCTCAAGGTCATTGCTGGCAAGCAGAGTGTCCATGTCGATGTCATCCCACTCAATGTTGAGGTTAGGTGTGAAGTCATCACCATACTGCTCAAGTAAGTTGCGAACAATGTTGAGACTGTTAGCTGTACCATTGACCATATCGAAGCCAATGTTGGCAATGTCCTCGCCAATAACTTGCTGGAACATTTTAGATAGCACCTCTTGTGCTATGTCAGCACCCATAGGCTGTTCCTTCTTAACAGATGCAAACAATGCGCTGTACGCAGTCTTTTGCGCTGTAGTCATTGTCGGATTGTCTGCCATAAACAGGGCTTCAATCTCATCTGGTGTAACGGTGCGATTGTATTTGCCCATAGCACTGTCGATGGTCTGCTTAATCTTGCGTACATCTGTAGTGAATAGACGGTCAGGACACTTAGCACCACGATGGTCATCGTAGAACTCTTTATCCATCAAACTTCTTACTAATGATAATTCCATATTCTTTACTCTCCTATGATGTTGGTTAGGTTGGTTAAGTCCGTAGCATTACGGTATTTCAAATCGTCTGTCAACCGCAGCACACGAACTGTGTTCACGTATCTGCGTAAGTCTTTTGCAAATGTCAGTGTCTTTGGTAGTGCATCGGGGTCTAATGCAATTATAGCTGTAGAGAACCGCGAGAGATACTTTTTGTGCGACTCAGAGAGAGAAGTTCCAAGTAACGCAACCCCGACAACATCACCGTAACCAACAACGGCGGCACTCACGCAGTCCTCTACAACAACTGCGACATTACCAGAACCAAAGGTATATGGCAAGCCACAATTTCCATATCTTTTCCATTTAGGTTTACGATGTGGGGACAAAGCACGACCTGTTGCATCCACAACGACACCACCATGTATTACTGGAAATACTACACGGTCTTCTTTGACATCGTACATGACACCCAACTCATCGGCATCAATGCCCCACTCAGCACACCACATAAGTATACTGCGTCTGTCACGATGGGGTACAATATAATTAGGTAACTCAAAGTCATCTACAAGTGTGTCATCTGATGCGTGTCTGTTAAACTGTGTACGAATGTCAGCGGCAGTCATGTTGGTTTGTGTGTTGCCTTTAGTCGTACAAGATACTTTGTAACAGTTCCACATCAATGAACCCATGTTATTGGACACAGTAAATGTATTGTTACCACCACAAGCAGGACAGTTCATACGCTTTGTGTGACCATTAGGTAAATCTAAGTCAGTAACTATTTTGTATACATCATTCATACTATTCTCTCACTATAAGTGTATATATTATATGTATTATATACTTTCCTTTGCGGCACTTGCTATGCTTGTAACATCTAATTTACGTTGCGTCAATGCAAAATCTGCACTTTTGTACGTATTTTTCATATAAGGCTTAACTGACTGAGGGTTAGCGTGTCCTGTAACCGACATAATTTGTCCGATACCGACACCCGCCTCAACCATTTCCGTTGTGCCAGTACGCCGAAGGTCAGACAAACGCAACTCTTTAGATAAACCTGCAGCATCCATCAACTTACGCCCAAATAATGGCAACTTATGTAAGGAATACGGCCTGTATTCACCACCGTATGGTCTAGGACGGGGTGCAACGTAAGGTTGAAACCCAAAATCCTTCTCCTGTTGCTGTAACATTGCAAATAAATCATCTTCAATGGGCAGATACACATCAGCTTTACGTTTAGATTGCTCTATGTGAACACTTTGCCTGTCAAAATCAATGTTATCCCAGGTTAGTACTCGCATATCACCAAGACGCTGGCACCATTCGTATGCCATATGTGCAATAAGACCTATGTTACGGGTGCTAAAATCGCTGTAGGCGTGCTGTAGTAGCTTACCGACATCTTCCCTACTCCAAACTGTCTTACGCCTCTCAGCGGCTCTCCTACGCACGTTAGCGAAAGGATTAGTTACGCACAGTTCCTCACGAATACCGTGATTGAAGACGACACGTGTGGTAGACATAACGTGATTAGCCATGTGGATACCTTTATCGCACCACTGGTTGTAGCACATCTTGGCTACTTTGGTTGTGATGTCATCTAGGTCACACTGACGGAGGGTGTTTTCCCCTCCGCCATAAATAGTGTCCATCATCACATTAAGAAAGTATTGATACTGCTTCTTAGTTTCATCACGTAACTGTTTGTAATCATACGAAGAATAGTAATCATCTACTAGCTGTGTGAGTTTCATTTTAAGCCGCCACAAGTTGTTTGAATGTTGGTGTGCTAATCCACTTAGACACCTCATGTTCACGCTCGTACATTGTTTGAGCAGCGGTATCCAAGCCTGTGTTACGCATATTGAAACCGTTACGCTCATCCGCATATGTCGCATAGTTAGTGAAGGCACTGTAAAGTGCGAACACGTTACGCCCACGAACAGATGATTCTTGGCTGTACAGAGAATACATCTTCTTAGCTTTACTTTCGGATGCAATAATCTTCTCTAGCAAATCTTTGACATCGAAGCTGCCCAAAGATGTGTCAGCCCAATGCTGTAGTCTTGCGGTTTGGGCATCAAAGTCACTCTTAGCTTTGTCAAAGTGGTAGATGAAGCCATCAATAGTGAAGCCTGAACTGTTTTTCTTGCTCACCATGTCGTGTTCACCATGAATGATGCCATTTGTACAGAAAAAGTCGATGGCACCAAAGTGAACCTTGTTAGAACATGAGCCATCAATAGCACGAAGCGCAATAATACGCTGTGCCACCTCAGTTTTGTGTCGCGGTGTCGTGATAGTAGTCTTTAGGCTTGGTAATGTTAAGTCCATCATAGCCCACGCATTGTTCTTGGCAGTTTTCCACGTGATATTGGCACCTTTCACCTCATCTGCAGATAAATTCTCCAGTGCTGCGGTCTGTACCTTATGGAAAAAGGTTGGATGGTCTTCACCTGGAAAGTCTTTACCCACAATCCCCAAGTATTCACCTGTTACGTCATTGATAACGTACTTTTTGTCGGCAAGTTTAGTGTTTTCAAAGGCTACACCGAAGTCTAGGTTAGCTGGTACACTCTCAATGATGTCGTTTGTCATATCTAATGGCATTTTTTTACGCTCCTCTTCATTTTCTTTCACCGTGAAAGGTTTTTTCGTTAACTGATGCTTTGTTATACAGATAAATTGACTCAATGTCAACGACCAAAGCAATATAAATTTCGTACTTTTTCTGCTTGGTCTTCTAATTGATGGAATAGGTCACAGGATATGTAACGTGGACCCCCATTGTATAGAGCATCACACGCCACCTCAGAAGCAAGTGACACAAGTTCTTCTACTTGCACAGACAGTTGTGCAGGTACTTGGTCTGCTATCTTTTTGCGTTCCCGCCGTTCTTTTGCTCTCATCTTAGAGTAATGCTCATAGCGTTCATCTGGTGTCATGTTTTCTAACTTTTTAGTCATTATCAATCTCCTCTTCAAACCAAAACAAAACTCTTAGGTGTCCTTCATCGTCATGCACTACATCCCAATCACTTGTTGGATGTGTGTTTAACCATTCAAATAATTCCTGTCTAGTCATCACTAGTCCCTTCTTTTTTGTCTGTTGATACAAATACTTCACACTGATATGCGTAGTCGTGCAATCGTGTTATGTCGTTATAGATATGCCCATCATCAGGACGACCATTCGTTTCCCAGTGATGCTTTTCATCTAGTATGTTGTAGTCGATGAGGCTTTTTAGTGAGGCAAACTGCCCCTTAGTCATAGGCTTTGGTTTATACTTGATAGTCATATGTTACCACTCCTTCCATGCGTCAATAAATAAGTACACTAGCAGCGCACAACCTGATACCAAAAATCCAATGATGAACAGGTCATCCGCGCCAGCACTAGGCATTTGATTATACACGCATAATAGCGTGTTGCAATCTACCATGATGCACAATACTCCACTGAGTGCCAATACTTATTGTCATCTTCTTCGGACTTGAGCCACTTAGCGGCATCCTCAAATGTCTTGACATCTATCTCGCCTTCCTTGCGTAACTCATCCCACCACTCGTCATCACCGAAGAAGAAACCGCCACAGTCTTTATTGGCAGGTAGCCTATTGTTTCGACAGGCATCGGCAATGTCATACAAATCATCAATACTTAAATCAATGACCCTGCAATTATCTTCGCCATCAGCATACGTGTTCACTATGTACTGGTGCAACGGTGCGTACTTACGCCAATATCCTAAGTCCAAGCGTTGTGATTTACGAGGAAAGCCATCCACGTACTCCACGTTGATTTGATTGTACTCCGCATCAGTCTCACTGCGCTTGTACTTGTCACCTGTTAGATACATATCTAGTCCCATTTTACATTCCTTTCAAAATATGTGCGATTACATCTACTGTCCAACCGTTGCCAAGCATACGATATCTTTGCGTGTTGGACACACTACTTGTATAGCCTTCCGGCACAGTTTGCAAGCGTTCAC